CTTGCCCGAGATGTTGTTTTGGGTACGGAGTGATGTCGCCGGTGCGATCATCGAAGTCTGCAATTGAGAATATGCAGTAGTCCTCCGGGTGTTTGTTGAAAGGACTGTCTGGCGTGTTTATCGCATCCGCGAAGGTTCGCACAGCAGCGTGGTCGGTGAGTGCGTAGAAAGGCGCTTGATAGATGTCCGCCTTTATGTCGAATATTGTGAACATTTTCATTCGTCTACTCCTTTGTCGTGTCCGTCTCTTGGGAGACGTTGCGTTTTTCTTGCTTGTACTCTTTCTCTGACTTTGAGGCGTTCAGGTGTATTGTTGTCCGCATGAGTACGAGCGTTACGCATCCGAGCGTTGCGTATCCGAGCATAGCGAGCAGGGTCGCGGTCCTCAAGGATTTTATCGTAGTACCGAGGGACCGGGAATTTCCGGCCCTGGATGATGACCTGGTCGTGGTCGTGGGCGTCGGTGTTACCGAACTTTTCATACCACGTTTTCCCTATTCCGCCGGTCTCTGAGTTGCCGAGGCTTTGTCGTGTGTACTCTTGGAGTTTTTCATTGATGATTTCACCGGTCTCAGGATCAATCGTTTTGTAATGGGTTTGAGCCTGTTTGCCGGTGATCTTTTTGAGTATATAGCGGGCGGTGTACGCCGCTGATTGATATGTTGCCTCGCCGGTATAGGTGTAGCCGAGAGACCAGATTGTATCTAGTTGGCGGGAGGTGTAGATCCATTCGGATCTTTTATTTTGTTTCCACTTCCGTAGGTCATTAGGTCGCCAATTGAAGATTATGGCGTGGTAGTGGGGGCGTCCGAAGTCGTCGCCGTATTCCCCACATCCGAAGAACCGGATGTTGTTTCCTTGAGAGTTTCGAAGGCGACGCATGAACTCGGATAACTCGTTTGCTATTAGCGTTCCGCCTTCAGGTATTTTTGCATACGTCAGTGTGACGAAGCAATTTTCTTCGTGCATTTTTGATTCGTGGTAACAGCGTATCGCCCACTCGCGTGAGTAGGCAAGGCGGCAGCCTTCGCATTGACCACATTTTAGATCGAGAGGTCGGTCTCGGTAGCCGGATGAGGGGCTGAATGAGATCCCCCCGTCCGGTTTCCGATACGCCTTGAGCGGCGCATAACAGACCATTTAGAAGCGCCATCCGCCTCTGCGGGGGCGCATTCCGGTCTTGTTTGCCTTGTGCGTCCTGGACGCAGTTCGTGAGAAGGTTCGTTTTGATGCACGTGGTTTGATTCGAGAGCGTCGCTTCATGTTAGCTCCTTCTCGGGTTTGGGCGCTGACACCCCGTAGCTGCGGGGTTAGTCAGCTGGCACAGTTAAGAACTAGTAGGTCACTGTGCTATGCGGCCGATTCGGCCTCAGTGGGAGCCTCCGCCGGAGGCTCAGGGGTCGTTTCCTCGGGTTCCTCAGGGTTGATTTTCTTTGTTTGGATTAACGCCTCCCGGCGTTCTTCGTCAGCGACGTAGTCGAGGAATTCGGACGGGTCGTTGTTGAACTTGGCCCGTACCGAGGATGGGAGTTCTTCGAACATGGAGTTAGTATCTGCGATGAGGTTCATGGCGTGGTGGTAGTCGGGTGCCGACGGTTGTTCTCCATACCTGGCGCCATGTTCATTGACATGGTCTATTACGCCAGTTTTTTGATATTTCGCCATGATTTGATTGATGTCCGTTTCGTCCCTGAATGATTGTTGGGTTCGGGACGTAGTTCCGACCGGGGTAAACACGCGGTCGTGAGGTTTGAAGGCACTTCGCATCGTGGTTTCCTTGTAATGCGTCCGGTTTTAGACCGGACAAGTGAGTGAGCTTCGCTCCCTCTACGGGAAGATGCTCGGCATTGATTAGCGTTTGTTGCGGCGTTGGCGTCTCTCCCTTAGAAGATCGCGTTTCATTTCATTCCAGCTTTTGTAATCCGTTCGATTTTTCGAACGGCGCCCGCTGTAGGGAGGTAGGAGGCGAGTTTCGTGGACTTTCTTGGAAGGTTTTTGTCTCGGTCGATTGAGCGCCGCTTTAGCGGCACGTTGTAGATCGATTATGTTGGATACCCAACCGATGTCGCCTCCCATTGATTTTTTATCGGCATCGAGTTCGGCCGATTTTGTTTGAGCTTGAGTCAGCTGGGTTTGTTGCCGCGTGTTCGCGGTGTTAGTCATGGTGGTGTATGCAGAATTTGCGGCGTCTACGCCTTTCCCCATGACATTTTGAGCTTGCCAGGTTTGGCCGGTAGGGGTCGAAGCCCCTCCTTGTTTGTACGCGAGGATAGGATTTAGGCCGGCTTTTCTCATGTCGGCCATTGCGCGTTGGTACGCCGTGGAACTCATCCGTTCCTGGAAGGCCATTTGTTCGCGTGACGCGGCCTGATTGGATTTATTTTGCTGCGCAGCCCCGAAGGCGGAGAAACCTCCGCCAACGAGGGCGCCGGCGATCGGGCCGGCGATGCTCTCCAAGAACCCCACCGGTTAGAACCGGTCGATGAAGCCTGGCACGCCGTATAACGGCATAGGCCGGGCACATTTCAGGTCGAAATAGCTGTCAAACAGCATGTGAGGTTCGGAGGGGACCGCGATTACGCGGTCAACAGGTGGATTGTCCTCGATGAACAGGTCGTTCAGCAGAGGTAGAGCGGCGAAGTCCTGGCTCAGATGCCAGGTATCTAGCGGTGTCGCCGCATTGCTTCGAAATTGGCCGGTTATTACCGACGGTTTGTAACGATATTCGCCATACCGTTCTTGGAAACCCCAAGTGAGATCGTCGTCCAAAGGCGACAGGGATCCTTGAGCAAAGATTTCTTTGTTGGGGATTGATTGTTCGCCGATGTGCGAAAGGCTAGGCCAATACATATCGAAGCGTGTAGAGCGGCTGAACATTCTGTTCAAGCCTTGTTGGTAGGTAATATCGGCACGGACTGAAACCATGCCGAGTAAGATGCAATGTTCTGTGAACGATTTTGTGAAGCCGTGTTGAAGCACGGACGTGGCGTATGCGGCAAGATTGCCTTGAGGTGTATCCGCCACTTGTACGTCAGTCGCGCTAAAACCGGTCTGGGCGACCGGGTTGACGTTTATCACGGACTGACCCCCCCCGAGATACTCAGCGCGCTGTAGGCGGCTGTCAGGGGATGTGACGCCAAAGTGAGATCGGATCACCTCGGTGTACCGGGTGCCGCCTCTGGCGTCGCGCTCGAAGAGCTTTTGGATTGCGAAGGCCTCGCGCAGCTCGTTGATGGTGCTGGCCGTTACGGCCGATAGGTCGGCGACGATGTTTGGGAAGTCCTGACCAATTATTTGGCCCTGACCTTCGATGAAGGTCGAGGAGGTCAGTGATTGAACGTCGAAGGCGATGTCGTACGTGCGTTCCGTTAGATCGGTTTCGCGGAGCAGAGCCGTCGGCCCTGTCCAGTTGGTCGAAGCCGCGAGAGTTCCGATTCCTTTCACAGGAGCGTCGCCGGTTAGAGGTAGCGCGACTGCCGGCCCTTTTTGTGGGAATGGCAGCGCGCTCGTGAAGTAGTCGTGCCGCTTTCCGCGGCGTTGGATTTTGACGTCGTTGGGATCGTCCGGGCCGTCGCCCTTATTGACGGTCAGCGAGTCTTGGAGATTTTCGTCTCTGAACCACTGGTTCCAGATCAGGGCATATGCGCGATGCCAGAGAGCGGAGTGGACCAGATCAGGGATCTTGGTCGGGATCCCGAAATAGTCGTGGATCTCGAGTTCGGCGTAGCCGGTGATGGCCGTGGATGTCATCGTTGGGATGAGGAAGTCCGTTGAGTCGCCCGGATTGTCTTGTTCGCCCATAAATTTGAGGAAGTTATCCCATATGAGGCGAATTGGAACAGCGAAGAAGAAGCTGTTCATAAACAAGTTGTCCATAAATGGATGTAGAGGCGTGGCGAGCCTTGAAAAGGCTGTCATTTTTAGGGCGAAAGTGTCGCCCGGTAAGGCTTCGTCCATGAATATTGGGACTAGTAGTCCGGCATCAAACGTTGTTTTGAGCCCGTGACTACGATTGAAGGAGGAGCGCGGTATCTCAGCTTTCGGAATTTCCGAAAACTGGTGTGTCATTACTGATTTATTACCGCCAGCCATTACGTTGCCCTCATTTGAATTGGATCCTCGGTCAGCAGGTTTACCGCTTGCCCGAGATGTTGTTTTGGGTACGGAGTGATGTCGCCGGTGCGATCATCGAAGTCTGCAATTGAGAATATGCAGTAGTCCTCCGGGTGTTTGTTGAAAGGACTGTCTGGCGTGTTTATCGCATCCGCGAAGGTTCGCACAG